AAGAGCTTTTTACTATACTCATAGACTCCTTTGGCATCTTCCCATGATTTGATGTCTCGTTCCATCTTCGGAAATAGTCTGTCTCCGTCACCTGCATAATGGATAAGGTAGGAATCAAGTCTTGAGACTCCTAAAATTCTATCCATTAATGACATTCGATTATATCTAAAATTAAGTTTGTGAACCTGACATCCGGAAAGCATTATCTTCATATTTAGGAAAGTCTGTTCTCCAAATGAGTTTCTCAAAGGTTTAATTTCTTCTATAACCTTAAATATGTGACGATGCCTACGAGAAACAACCATGACACCTGTATTATAATAAGTATGTCCATCGTATCTAAAATCCTCAACTTTATAGACTTTCATTACTTCGTGGATACAGATACTCCGTGAGGTAAACTCTCCTTCGTCAAATATTCCAAATTCGTGTTCGGGGACTACATCAAAAAGAGAAGGTGCATCGTCACGAATAATTATATCAGCGTCTATAAAAGCAACTCGGTCGAACTCTTTGTGAAGGAGGTCATAAATAGAGAACTTGAGCCAATGAGCCGAAGGAATGTCTTTGCCTTCTGTTCCCTTTAGGACGATAAGGTCAGCATCGCATTTCTCGGCATAACGAACAAAGAATGGTTCAGTTTTCTCCCAAATCTTCTCGTATTTGTCTCCGTTGACTATTGTGATAATTGCCTTCATTACTTCCCTTTCGTTGCTATTCTTATCTTCTTTTTTAGGTCTCTTAATGTTTTCTTATAGTCCATCGCACCTTTTATCTCTTTATTTACAGGTGTTTTCATTATACTCTCCTGAAAGCAGGTGTTTTCTTCCCTGCACCATGTGCCATATTAAAAGCACTCATTAATTGAATCTTGTCTAACTTCGTTTGATGTCTAAAGTCGTCTCGTCTCTTTCGTGCGTCTTGTTCACGGATTTCATACATATACTTTGCTGTTTCTGCTAGTTTATCCTTAATCCTTTGATTCTCCATGTCTCCTGCTTTCAAGAAAGCAATTTCTCTCATGTCAGGTTGTCGGAAGTCCCCCAAATCTGTTTTTACCATGCAAAGATTTACAGGAGTTCCGTAACCTCTATCATAGGTTATCACAAAGTGTCCGTGTTCTTTCTTAAACACGCAATCCAATCTTTTGTCAAGATTTTTTAGATTTTTTAAGAATCCTCGTTCGGGTATCATATAATTCCTTTCATTATAAATTTATTTTAGGATGTTTCAATTAAATCTGATGCCCTGAAAGCTGAATGGCTTTCTCTTAATGTAATCCCTGCTTTTGGTTCTATCTTTTCTTCTTCAGGTTCTTCAACCTCACAAGGTATTTCATCAGGTATATCAAATTTACTGAAAATTCTTGCCATAGTTATTTCTTCTTATGACTGCGTTTTACATCTACTTTTGCGACTGGTTTTGTTTCACGTGAAGTCTTGACTTCAGGTTTTACTTCTTTTACAGGTTCTACGTTGGGTTTTTTAGGTTCAACCGGATAGTTAAATGCATCTCTGTTCAACCCACACGCAAGACATCTATTACCTTCGTTTTTATTACTACCACAAAATGGACAGTCCATAATGTCTCCTTTCTAAAGGTGGTCGGATATAGTGCCGACCTCACTTTTAAAGGTTAATCAATAGTTGCTTCAGCTGGCCAACGGTTAGTTATGTTCGACATTGTAAGCACATTGTTTGCCGCTAACGCAGCGTTTCCAATAACAGCAGCAGTAACACCAGTGGTATTAGCAGCAGCAGTTACGCATTGGTTATTAGTAATGTACCAGTCGTTTGCACCATCGTTTATACACGTTGTTACTGAACGAACAATGTTTCTGTCAATGTGACAATGAAGATATGTATCATCCGCAATATTTATTCCAATGTCACCATGTATAACATTATCTCTAATCATGCAATTATACGTTGCACCAGCAGCAAAGGCAATTGCCGCAGTATCAAATGGATCGTCATCAACATCAGGTAAAAACTCATTACCAATTATCTTAACATCATTTGGCGAAGTCCAATTTAACCCGTGAGTGCAATTAGCCGATGCGTGAAATACGTTGCCGATGAAATCAAGAGAACCTCCGGTAATCGTCCACAAAGCATCCGTCCCATCATTTATGAACTTAAAATTGAATATGCGACAACCGAAAGCCGCAGCTGTTGCGATTGTGTGTGCTCCCATAAGTCCCGCTTTTGATTCTCCATTATAAGAACCACAACCAACAATATCAGTCTTTTGAGGGACAGCAGTTAAATCTTCTGTAAAAGTATCTCCAAAAGCATAAATGGTATTACGTTTCGCCCAACGTGATCTCTGTGCCATGTTCGCATGAGAAACAGCAATGGCCTTTGCCAGTGTCTTTAACGGGCGATCAATGGAAAGACCATCCCACTTATCGTTACCAGCGTTCCCTTCAACATAGTAAATCGTCCCACCAATAGCTCCACGAGCTTCTACTCCCATTCCAAGATTGTCAATATAATTTACTAAACTTGAATCTAAATTGTATTTTTTAATCATTTTAATTCTCCTTTTAGTTTTCCCTGAAGGGGGATTTCTCCCCCTATCAGATACTATTTAATTGTTAAGCGTAAAGTGAAGGCTCTACCAAATCGGTTATAAGCGCAAGACAATTACGCTGCTCACATCCCAACTGGGTGTAAATTCTCAAGTAAGCATCCCATTCATCGTAACCTGCTCTCTGGTGTAACTGGGAATTATCAAGATTTCCCCAACCCAGAGAACTCATTTCATACTTCTGAATTACATCGTCAGGATAGACATAGATGCGATTAGGTTGGCACATAGGGTCAACAATAATTTCTACTGCACCATCACCACCGGAAAAGGTCAACACTTCGTAACCACCTACGAGCTTGCCAGGTGCAAAACGGACATCAGGCATAAGCAGGTTTGCGTATTTACGTTTCTGACCCAATCCCATGAGCATCTTCTTGACGTTTGCACCAGAAGCAGTCCTAACAACATCAACTGCTTGGAGCATAAGGTCAATAGAAACTTCACGATTCACACTCGAATTAGACAGGATATTAGCTTTGAACTTCGGATAAGTGGCAACTACGATGTTCTCATAAGTCGTCAAATTAGTCCCATCATCAAACATACCATCAAGACCAGTGATTTCAACAGGGACGTTCCCTGCTGCATGAACTGCCGCCCTTGCACCCATTTTCACTACAACTGCACCAACAGGCGTAGCAATAGACGCACCGTTCGTAATAGAGGACAACGTGGGGTGATTTGCTTGGAAAGTAGTTGCATTGGTTTCAAAAGTAACAACCTTAGTGGCAGGATTAATGCTCTTTACTCTCTGTGCAATTGCACCTGATGCAGTTCCATTACATACAGCCGTCAAACCTGAAGATACATAGAAGTCAACCAACTGACCTTCAATGAAATACTTGGTTGCCAAGTCGTTATCGAAAGTAACTGCGTAAGTTGAACCATGCTGTGCGATAGAAGCAGCAGAAGCACGACCAATCTGGCCATAACCATCCCAGTGCATCTGACGATTCATGTCAACTACGATGCTCTGATAAATATCTTCGATTTCATCTGCAAGACCATCAACAAAAGCAGCTTCGTTTCCTTTGGCAGCTTCGATTGCAGGGCCGGTGATTCTCATCGAACCATACAGGTAAGCGGGTTTAATCGTTCCCTGAATCTTAACACCGGTCATTGGGTCAGGCAATTTACCTGATTCTGCACGACCACCTGTGGACTGATTACGGGCAATCCTTAATCCGAATACATATCCAAGTCCCTTCGGGGATTTGTCTGATTTTGGGAAAAGGTTATAAGTAATCTTCTCATCTGCGAACTGATTTTTCAGTCCGTCACCATATACGCTTTTCAACGCATTGGTTAAATTTGTTAAATCTGCATAATTAGCCATCTTAATTTCTCCTTATTGAGAACCTCTCATCGAATCCTGAAACGCCTTCCGTAGGTTCTTTAGACCCTTTGGAGGTTCAATGTTAGTGGTCGCCACCGTTCCATCAGTAGATGCCACGCTAGGAATACTAGATTTACCCGCTAGATACTCCTTCACGGCATTTTCTTTCACAGCTTTGACCAAGTTATCATATTTCTTAATCCCATCGTTTAAAACCTTTCTGATGGACTTCTTATCGGTTATCTGAATCTCATTGCACTCGTTACCGACACCTAGTGACCACGCAAGGAACTCTTTTTCCGGTTTGCTCATTTCAGCAGACTCAAGAAGGGAAGTTACTTCTCCTTCATAAAATTGAACAGACTGTTTTGCTTCCTTAATTTCTCTTGCCGACATTTCTTTTTGAGTTTCTCTGTTAATTACAGCATCCCTCTCTGCTTTTAGCCGTGCAATAGTTTCTTCAGGTGCTTCAGCACTCTGTTTGTTGAGTTCCTCTTGTTGTTGCCAGTATTTTTGGTAACGGTCAAGAGTTGCAGCTTTGGTTGAAATTTCTTCAATATTATCAAGGTCAATCTTCTTTCCGTGAATCTTTTTCCCTGACTCTATCAAGTCTTTTAAATCTTCGATGTCTGTTAATTCGTTGGCAGTCATAAGACTTTTAATACTTTTGCCAATTTTTACAGCATCAAGGTCGTCTTTAAACCTAGGGTCTTTACCCCAAGGTAAATCCTTTGTTTCTGATGTAGCCGACTCATCAGTTTTTACGGCTTCGTCTTTGACTGGTTCCGAATCAGTCTTTACGGTAACTTCATCTGTCATTGTGTTCTCCTTTGAGTTGTGTTTTTATTAATTGAGTCTCAATTTAATAAAAACAACATTATAAACATATTTGTGAACCGTGTCCGTCGACCACAATTCACCTGTCTGCATATCATAACAGGCATACCCAAGATTCTTCATAAAATCCATAATCTTCTCTTTAGAGTCGCCCATTTTACTTAAAGCAAAGTCGTTTATCTCCATTATTACCGCAGGGTGGAAAAGACCCAAAAGTCTTTCTGCCCCTTGGAGAACCTTGAGTTCACAACCTTCTACATCTATTTTTATCAATGAAACTGCATCTTCAATAACTGAATCAAGTGTCAACATCTTCACTTTTTGCTTCGTAGGTGTTTGTTTTGAGAGCATATTGAACTCATGTTCGCCAACATTCCAAAAAGCATTACCACCATCGTTATCAAGACACACAAATAAATCCATCCACTTGTTTTCGTCACCTACTGCCTTATGATAGTATTTTACGTTCTGATACTCGTTCCCTTTTATGTTACGAGTTAATTGTTTATAGTTCTCTCTTTCCGCTTCAAAAGAATATACTTTAGCACCTAATTCTGCACCAAGAACAGTAAAATATCCAACGTGTGCGCCACAATCCACAAAGACACTATCTTTATTCAAGATAGACTTCATACAGTCGGTTATTTCAGGTTCATACTCTTTAGAGTTGAGCATTAACTTCTGTGTGTATTTGGTTTCGTCAAGTTCTAAATTCATTAGTATCCCATACTTGCTCGTTCACTACCTGTTAAAGCACCATAGGCTACTTTCTTTTTTGCTTTTCTCAACGTATTGAGTTCAGGTGGAACATTGTCACCTATATATTCAGGTGGTTCATATAAAGGTTCTATTTCTTCACCAAATTCATTTAGTTTCTTTTTCTGTGGCATTTATTTTCTCCACTTTATTCTTTTCTGCTAAAATCTTATCTGTTTCTGCCTTGAATTTCTCTGAAGCGGTCACCATTCCAACAATAGGTGCAGATGGGTCAGGTTTGATATTCAGTTCCTCAAGTATCTGCATCTGTTCTGTCCTAGAAAGCAGAGGATAGAGTTTATCCATCTGGATGAATTCTCGTGGGTCATGCGGTTCAGGAGGCATATTCTGTTGTGCTTCTACTACTTGTGCATGATGTGCGTCAGTATGATGAATAGCGACTACCTGTGTCTTTTCGTCCATTTCAGAAAATTCCTCTGAAAGAATAAACTTACGATGAATATCATAATGAATCTGATGGTCGTCATACTTGAAATAGGGGTCGTGAACAAGAACTTCACTATCCGCAGTAATTGCCCCTGATTGGTCGGGTTCGGCAAGGAATATCTTATCTACTTCACCAACACCTATTTGTGCATTCTCTTGTTCGGCACGTTTAGCATCAACATTTTCCTGTTGGGTAAATCCGGATAGACCGGCTCGTCTTAATAGTTCTTCTCTCAACTCATTATTCTGTGTAATGTCTCCTAAAAGACCTTTTTGAGCAAAGTCTAAAAGAATACTCATTTTGCCTGAATTGGTAGTCGCTAGACCTGAATCTAGTTCCATCTTGACATCGGTGTTGTTTCTCAAGTCAGCAGCTTTAAATTTGACTGTTTTCCACTTATTCCCTCTACCGCAGACCTTCAAAATCCGTTCTTCGGTATAAATCTCCTGTGCTAAAAGAAGTCGTTTCTTATTCACTCTCGTCATGGAACGATTGAATCTGTCCATGTCGGGATACTTGCCTCGTTCGGCTGTTTCCCTCAAAGACTCAACCATTATACCAGAAGCCTTTGCTCCTGGACTTTCACCTCTTAAAATGTTCTTCGGGTCTCCTGATACATCTTGGATTGTTCTACGTTGAATATTTCTTTCTTCAAGAATTTGTTGTGGGAGTGGAGTCCCTTGTGAAATTGATGGTTTCTGCCCACCTGATAACAGGGGGTCGTATTTAAGGGCAAGCATCCCCACTCCCAGTCCTTCTACACCATCCATCTTCATTAAACCAACATCACCTGGGGAGAATAGTGTCGGTCTAGCCACACCTTTACGATTAATCGCAAGAGCTTGGTCAATTTCATTAATTGTGTTCTGTGGGGAAATAAGGTTATTTACTCCTGCATCAGACCAAAAAGTCCCTGGTAAGTGGTCAAAGTGAAAATCCGTCAGAGAATAGAACCATTTGCCTTCATTTACGGCAATAGGCATTCTATCATAGGTTTTCAATAATTTATCGCCACAGCCTAATATATAGCGTCCATTGGGGTATTTAAGAGTAGGTTTCATCTCTACTTCTCTAAAAAGAACTAAAGAATCATCATCAACACTATAAGAAGCGTTATCCGTTCCTACACCCTTCCAAGGGGATACCTGACCGACAAGTTTCATTAATCTACGAGTGTAATCTGTAGCTTTGGAGTCACCTGAAGTTACTTTTACTTTGAAAATATCCTCTACCCATTCTTTTGGTTTGAGAGATTGAATACCTATCCATCGTTTCTTGTTTATTCTATCTCCGAGTTGGTCAACAAAAACCTGAAAAGGAATTATGCTTTCAACACCAACATCTCCTGTGGTTATCGAGTTTCCGTCTTTGTCAAATACCCAAGTATCGTTACTCATCCAAGGGAATGTTCGCATAAAGGTTGTTCCGAATAGAGGGAGGGCAGTTGCTAACTTGTCTTTCTCATCAAGAAACTCTCCATCATTTACAGAGTCCATCCATTCCAAAAGATGACCACCTAGTTCTGCGGCTTTCTGGTCTTCTCTTTCCGTAGTATTGGGTGCAACAGTAACAACCATCTTCTGTTGGAGAAGCATTGCTTTTACACTTCTGACATATTCACGGATTTCATTTGAAACAGGGGTAGGAATGTAATCAGGTAGAATCCTTCTTCGGAAGGTTTGAGAGGACTTTAGAAACTCGATATATTGCTCACCAAGATAGTAAAGGACATTGCGATACCAAATCCTCTCTTGCATTGCCCTTGTGTAGTCTGTTTGAGATATTTCAAAGAGTTGATTAATGCCACTAATCAGTTCTTTGTCGTCTTTCTTTCCTATTTTTGTGAATATATCAGCTAATCCACTCATTAATCCACCCTATAAACATCTTGTTCTGGTTGCATTATCTTCTGTGCTACACTCTCAACCTTTAAAACATCTTTATTGTGTTCAAAAACAGCGTATTCTTTGTAATCCTTCGCCATTACTCGGTTAAGAAGGTCTTGCTTCTCTTTTTGAACTGCATTCACTATCTTATTAGTAGTGATTACGAAGCTCACGAGTGCTAAAACACAAAAAAACAAAATTGTCAAGATAAATAAATATTCCATCAGTATATCCTTTCCCAAATAGTAGTATCTGTATCAAATGATTTAACTACGTTTTGAAGTTCTCTATGAGCGACTTCACTTATATCCTTCGGTTGTTTTCTTAAACTAGGTTTGGTTGTTTCTTTCCATCCACTATTATTCATTTGCATTGGTCTTGCCATACAAAGAAGTGCAAATTCGTCCGCAGGATGGTCTTCACCTTCACTATCAATATCTTCTACGTTATTAGGGTTGGCAACCAAAGAAGGAAAAGTTCTTATAAAATGAATACAAGTTTCATAGATTTGCACCATAGGGACTCCCACAACCTTATCTCCTTCCATAGGGACATGGAGTCTTTGGTTTACTTGTCGCCATTTGAGGACTCTACTGGGGTCGCCAGGTCTTAAAATAAGTCCTAGATTTCTAAACTCCTCGGCTGTAGAAGCACCTTGCCCACCGCCTCGGTAGTCAGGTTTCTTATTAAAACAAGTAGGGTCGCAGAGTCTTACAATTTGAGGATTAAAGAGTCCTTCAGAAGAAGTATCAAATCCCATAGCTTTTTCTCGTTTGATGATTCCTTGGGCAATTTCGGTATCAGCAAGTCTTAATCCTTGATTAGGAGTTCCATTCCATCCATACCACTCTGAAAACCGATAGAACCTTCCGTCATCGTCTATCCACCACCACCCAACGCTGAACGGTGCGCCAAATCCCCAGTCAAAAGTCATAAAAAGAGGTCTATCTTTGGGAACAGGAACAGGTTTAATCACATGGTGGACTCTACTCCACTCTTGGAAGGCTTGTCCTACGAAAGTATCCCAAGAACCATCTTTAAACGCTGCTCTCAAGTGAATAGGGAGGGTATTGAGCATTTGCCAGTATGTAGGGTCTAGATATGGGTTATCTTCTGCCTTGGACTTAACAAAGGCGAATTTTTTAGTATAATCAACCGGAGATTGAAATTCAGGTGGGTAAATCTTATCTATCCAGAAGGCTTTACAGTATCCATGTCCTACTCCACCGGGGTTTGTTCCACCCATGAAGAAAGTATCATCGTCTGTAAGACCAGGCCAGCGAAGTCGCATCCGAAGGTCATTAAATGTATCATAGGGGTTTTTAGTCAGTTCATCTACGAGAATAGCGGCAAATTCAGCAGACTGGTATTTGGACGCATCGTCTAGGTTTCTAAAGCAGATAACTCCATTTCCATAGGCTGCATCAAGAATAAAACATCTACCATAGTCTTTATGGTCAGAATAGGACTTACCGAGCCAAGAAGGGAACTCCCTTGCAATCTTTGTAATCTGACGATCCTTGAGAGAGGGATAATCCTCACAAGCAAGCATTACCTGCACCCAAGAGAGTTTCTTTGTAAAGAACCAAGTCATCAACATACGAACAGCTATCCAACGAAGGAGATAAGACTTTCCACCTCCTAGACAACCTCCGTATAGAATATACTTGCCTAGATGATTATCGACAATCTCACAGACTTCCATCTGCCTCTCGGTGAACTTGGCAATGTCTTTATCGAAATCTAGTTTCTTCTGTTCTTTAGCCATTAACTCACCATCAACATTGGTTGTGTATTTGCAATCCGCTTCCTGATTATCTCGCAATAGGTCGGGTCTTTTTCAATCAGGATGAACTTTCTATTTGTGTTGATACAGGCAACGCCTGTTGTGCCACTTCCCGCGAAGGGGTCAAGAACTATATCGCCTTCATTGCTCCATGAAAGAATATGGTCTGTGGCAAGTTGTTCGGGGAACATGGCCGGGTGGTTTATCTTCCCCGTTTGAGCCATCCCCACTTGGTAAGAAAAGATGTTGCCGTGTATTTTCGTATCACCTATCACATACCCGTTAATCTGTGTGAGTTCCCCGCTATTGTCCTTATACATCGTTGGGTTTCCCCACGTTCTTTGACCGGCATATTTGCAGGGGGTTTTTATAGGGTTAAATGTTTTCGGCTTGCCCTTACTGAAGCAAAACATATATTCCCATTCTTGCTCATAGCGATTATGCGTCAATGGCGTATAGTTATGTTTTCGATAAATCATTGTATCGTGAAGGTTAAATCCAATTTCCTTGAAATAGAGTGCTTGTCTGAATGATGTCCCCGTTTCGCTTCCGTTAATGGTAGCGTCACCAACAACCCAAACAACCACACCGCCGTATTTCGTAACCCTGAAAAGCTCTTTTGCTATCCCTTCAAAGTCAAAGGCCGAATTGCCGTTATACGTCCGCAAATTATCATACGGCGGCGAAGTCACAACAAGGTCAATACTCTTGTCTGCCAGCGTAGGCATTATCTCTAGGCAGTCGCCTTCGTAAACCTTGCGGTCAAGTTCTTTAGCCATTTATAAAGACCCAAATACCTATACCTAAAGCAATCAGACCTAATCCCCAATGAAGTGCAAACGCCCCAATAAGAACCAACAAAACAGCACAACCAAATAAGAATCTCATTTAGAACCTTTCTGCCCAGCATTGGACTTAAATATCCTCTCCCAGTTCTTACGATACTTTCTTGAAATAGGTATCACCCTTACATCTAGTTTCTTACCCATAACTACCCTTTCTTACCTATCGAGCAAATCCCACACTTACAGGTTATATCATGCTGAACTCTTTTCGGTGGTAAAGTCTTAACAAAGGCAATTGCTTCGTTCTTTGTTTTAATAACTGGAGTTCCAACTGTCCGTGATACAAACTTTTCAACAACACCTGCCGAACCAAACGTGTGATGCCCTGCGTTTATATGAGTTATTTTTTCAATATGTCGGGCTAGGGGAAGTGGATTAGCCTTGGCCGGTGATCCAGCCCCCTCACCCAACATATTTGTAATCCATTTACCAACACCACCAAAAGGCTTCGCAACCTCAAGTAACTTGGTATAGTCCTCAACTTCTAATCTAACACTTATTAACTTCTTCATTGTATATACACCTGACCTTTATTTGTATATACGATACACCACTGTATATACGAAGTCAAGCTATTTGTTATGTCTCAATGTTGAATATCCCTTTGTTTCACTAAGTCTGTGGGTGGGCATGACCACGACTGATGCCACCCCTTGGGGGGGTGATAGGGTATGCCCACCGTCCCCCTCCCCCTTCATTCCCCTTGACTTCATTAGCTTTTTAACCTTCAATCGACTGCCTTGCCTTGAGATTGTAACAACTTGTAACAATGTAACACTATGTAACATGGTAGTGTTCTTACCGTATATACATAGCATAGGGGAAGGGCTATTCTTTGGCGACATGTATAACCTGGTTAATGGTTACTAGTGGCATCGTATCACGTCCTAGTGTACCGCCACGGGCAATAACTTCCTTGTCGTATACAATGCCATAATCCACTAGGCCTCTACGCTTTATAAGTTCTTTTTGTTCGTCTGGAGTCAAACTATTGAACGCTTCCAACTGTTTAATTTGAACATTCGCTAATATGTCCGCTCTATTCTCTAGGTAGGTTTTAGTTTCTTCCTTAGGCATCAATTCGCTTATGGCTGTATGGATTGCCTGTTTGGTTACGCCTTGAATATCGGCTATTTGCTGGTATGTTAGTTTATTATTAAGACGTAAGGCTAACGCTTTTGACTTGTCAACCGTTCCAGGTGTTTTATGGCTTCTCTTCGCCGGTGTTTCCTGCTCAACGTTGATATTATCCATATCGTTACTCATAGCTATCTACTACTAGATCATTTATTCATTGTCAAGAACTATTTTAGAACGATTGTTCTATTAATATACATTAATAATCCGACATTTGTTGCCAAAATTCGACATTTACTACATCTCATTAATACTATTATGATATTATGCCATTTAAGGTGTTTTAGGTGTTTTTTATGGTTCAATATTGTATCATTTTTGGGCTGCCCAACTGTTGAATATCGGCTATAATTAATATTTATTTAATACATATTAGCTAGTTATATGTTATTAGTGTAATATGATAGTATTATGGTATAGTCATTGTATATATAATCAGATAAATAACTTAAAAGGAGTATTGAAAAATGGACGTAATTAAAGCATTAAATGATTTACGCAAGGCAAATAAGGATAAATGGGTTTTCTATTCAGACAATGGCATAAAGTATAAGGCTTATAACACATGGGTACAAATACTGGAAGTCAATGGCATAAGGCATAATAGCCGCATGGATATAAGCGTAAAGGAGTATTTATCTTTTTTAACCGGAGTATTAGGCGCGTAATATTAAACTAACATAACAACAATAACACTAAGGAGGATTTAAAAATGAAAACAATATCTAAATATTTGGAGATTTCGGAAAACTATATCAATGGCAACATCAGCGATTTTAGAAAACAGCTGAAGGGCTTAAGCAAAAAAGAGCTTTTATGCCTTGAATGGCAATTGATGCACAGCTTTGGTTTAAGCCACGACGAAGCCAATAACGCTATTCATAAAAACCTATAACCACTTAACCGCCCCGCCTGTGGCGTTGTAACAGGTAGTATCTATAACAGGCCGATAGCAGTTTAATATAATCAGATAAATAACTTAAAGGAGGCAATACAATGATTAATGCAGAGGATAAGCGTAAACTGGAAATATTAATTGACTATAAAAAAAGAGCGGCGGCGGAACGTGAAGCTGGCGGATTTGTTCAATTCAATTTAATGCTCCCTTATATAGCAATTACCTGCTCAAACGGAGATGATTATTTTTTCCAGGGAGAAGAAGCTGAAAATTTAATACATGAGGCCGAGAATGCATTAGATGGAGATATTAATATTGTTGATTATTTACTTGTAATATCTCAAGGTTGGTAATAACATATTAACAATTATAGCTGATTTTTTCAATAAACATAAACAGGCGATTAATATTATTAATGCTATATAATCAGACAAATAACTTAAAAGGGGATTTAAAATGACATTATCGGAGAGAATAGAACATTTAGAGAATTTAGTTGATGAGATTGTTAAGGATAAGCCGGAAGGTTGGCAGCAGTTTATTATTGATTGCAGAGAAGAATTATTGCTATTGCATCGGGAATATAATAGCCAAGTTATTTAACACTAACCGCCCCGCCTGTGGCATTGTAACAGGCAGTATCTATAACAGGCCGATAGCAGTTTAATATAATCAGATAAATAAACAAATGGAGGAACAAACATGAACGGAATTTACTTAAAAGACAAATCATGGGAAAAACAAAGTTACTATAAACTAGATAATGGCTACACGGTACGAGTCGAATATAATAGTTGTTACGGCGGTGTGGTTGCTGCGATTGAATTAAATGATGAGATTATTTATCATTGCAGCAATGGCTTAAAGACTGCGCCTACTTGGATTAAAGAATGGATTGAACCTATTGCCGAGAATCATTGGCAAAAATTGATTCGTCCACGCTTTACAATGATTTATAATAATTAATATAATCAGATAAATAACTTAAAAGGGGGATTTAAAAATGTATAGAGAAAAATTAATTGTCCGTTTTAAGAAGGGGACATGAAATGGAAAAGGAAAAGGGATATTGCACATATTTCGATGTTACCACCGATGGCGTGTGGCAAGAAATTTGTGACTATGAGCCGGAGATTACCCAAATTTTAAGGCTTATAAAGACCAACAAAAGTATAAGTGAAGAAATAATTTATTTAGAGGAGGAATTAAA